TTGCAGTCGCTGCTCTCAATCCCCTTTGCCGTGGACCTGATTGCCGATGGCAGATGGGAGCGACACCTTGCAGATGTCGACTGGAACGGTGACGGATGGACCTTGGCGCACACCATTGCCGCGATCGCCTACCAACAGGAGTCTGAAGGCGACACCGCAACAGCGGCACTGTTGGTGTTCGTCGCCTGCCTTGCCTCCATGCACCTGCAGGTAGGAGGCGACGTGCTGCTGACGCCTCGATACATCACCCCGGAACGCTGGAGCGCAGGGCTGGGGGACATGGACGCCAATGACTTCGCCGCAGCGACAGCGATCGCGCGGAACACGCAACTGCTCTGGCTCAGAGCTCGTTGCGCGGACGTCGCCCTGGCGTCGGACGGTGCCAAGGGCCGTGAAATCCATGAGCTTGCTGCGCTCGGTGCCGATGCATATCTACGCTTGGTCCGCCAGGTGGAAGCGACCACGGCGGATGTGGACATCAACACCGTCGACCACCTTCGCAGAGCGTTGGATCTGGGCTGGAAAGCAAAGAAGAAGGACGAGACGTTCCAGCGCCAGGTGTGGAGCTCCTTCATGGCGCTATTCCGCCGCACGCTGAGCGGCCCCTTCCCGGGCATGGCCGACCGTTACGTTACCGAACTGCTCGATCGACCGTCGGATCACGCGCACGAGGCCGCAGAACTGCTCGAGGCGACAGCCTTCGCAACACGGATCGAACAGGACATCGACAGCGAGATCCAGCATCGACTGTTCAGCTTGGCGCGCCGCTTGTGGGACTCGGAGCGAAAACCCGAACGCGCTCGCGCCGCCGGCCGGCAAGCCGCCGAGACCCTTGTCCTTCGCGCAGGCAACGCATCCAGCGCCGCAGTAAAGGCGATCTGGCTTGCCAAGGCAGTTGGCGACTTGAAACGCTACCGAGGCAATCCCGATCGGGTGAAGCTACTGCAGAGCCAGCTGGCCGACGTGCGATTGCGTATTGCCGACGAGTTGGGCGAAATCAAGCTTCGGGTCGATATCGGATACATCCACGAGTGGGTACAAGAGCACTTGGCATCGGCCGACTATCAGTTGGCGCTGCTGAAAATCGCCTTCGCTGCAGTGGATCATCCTGACCCTGACGAAGAGTGTCGTCAGGCCATTGAGGAGAAGCAAGCGCAGTTCTTTGGATCCCTGTTTGGCAGTACCCACCTCGACGCAGAGGGTGCCCCGTTACGATCCCAGGGCGCGTTCGATGCACACGACCCTGATCATGTAGAGACCGCCGCTATCGAGCGTCTCTGCCAAACGCGCTACCCCTATCTGCTGGCTCCATTGATCAGCGCGGCGGTGCGAACGCTGTCTGAGCGCTTCAGCAGCTCATTTGACGATATCCTGTCCATGGTTCGGTACAGTCCAGCCAGTCCGCATGGGCATGTCTGGCAGATTGCCCGCGGACTGTACGCCGGGCTGCAGTTCCGCTGGAACGACGCCGCGGTCTACCTCATTCCGGTAGTGGAATCTATCGTCCGAGACGAACTCAAGCGCCACGGCGTCGACACTCGGGTGAAAAATGACTTCGACGGCGAGAATGAGCGATCACTGACCCAATTGCTTGAGCTGGATGCTGAGCTAGGGGTTCTTCCGCGAGGCATGAACCTCGAGTTGAAGGCTCTTATGACCCATCCTGCAGGAGCCAACCTGCGCAATCGCTATGCCCACGGATTGATGTCAGACCGGGAGCTGGCCAGTGCGGCAACGCTGGCCGTATGGTGGCTCGTGCTAAGAATCGTGCTTCGGCCTTTCGCCGAGCCTGGTGACTCAGATGAGCCCGCGATCAACCCTCCCTCGGAGGAACCTGAGGATCACCCGAGATGAGGGTGAGGCAAAGAGTCTCGCGACGGACGGGAAAAACCCTGTTCTAGATTGTCTTTGCAGCAATTTCAGTGCTTGCCTGAGACCGACACACATCTGGCCGCGGCAAGGCGCGACACTGGCGAGAACGATCGACGGCGGCGGTACAAAGCCCACCGGGCAAGCGGCCTGGATAAACCGCGTTGCGCCGCTTCTACCTGCAGACCTCCGATGCATGGGGTAGGGTGCCCAGCTCATGAATGAGCTGGGATTTGTCGATCAAACGGACACATCGCAGTCCCTGGACCGGATAGACATCCAGCCGCACCAGCGTGTCAGTGCCAAAATCGATAAGCGCCCATTGCTGCTTTGTTTGTCGCTAGGCCTGTTCGGCATAGGCTTCGGCACCTGCGTCACCGCCGCCTCCAGCGCGATTCTCGGGAACGCACCGATGGATGAAGCGGGTATGGCGGCATCGATCCAAGAGGTCTCCTTTGAACTGGGCGGAGCGCTGGGGATCGCAGTTCTTGGCAGCATCCTAGCTGCAGGGTTTACCCACTCCTTCGAGCTGCCACTACATTCGCGTGTTGCAAGTAGTGAGGGCGGCAATGTAGATCAATCGTTACACATCGCCAAGAATCTGCCGGCGGAGCAGGGGGCAGCGGTTGCCGCGGCCGCCAAGGAAGCACTTCAGAAAGCGTTCGTTTGGGTCGCATGGACTGGCACAGGGCTGTTGCTACTCATTGCAGGTGCATTGGGAATCAGTCATTCAGGCTTCAAAGAAAAATCCCACAAAGGACTTAAGAAGGTCGACCCTCCGCCGCTAACGATTACCTACAACCAAGACTTTCGGAGTGATAGCTAGTGGCCAACGACGCATCAACGCACCTGCCGGCTGACGGCTGGTACTTTACTTTTCCTAACGGTGAGGGAGCCAGCTTTCCCCGAACTTACTATCGCGTGGCCTTATGGCGAATTGACCCGGATGGCACGGTGGTCGGCCTGATTTCTCCCCGGCTTGGGAAGGAACATGCGGCGGATGTCACACGCTTGATCTCGCCGCCCAGAGGTGAGGGCACGCAATACGTCCACATCGATGACTTGACGGATGAAGACCGGGCGGAAATAACCAAGCGCCGGTTCTCCTGAAAGTCTATAAACGACCGCTTGACGGCCGTGCCAATGCCAGGAGCGGGTCGTGGTGTGCGGCACGACCCGCTCCAAATCTACTGACGACTAGTCCTTCTTGATCTTCAACGGCTTCTGCACAACTGCCACACCTTCAATGACATCGGGCGTGATGGTGGTCTTCTTCTGCCGCAAGAGCACCATGCCGGAGGTGTGACCTGAGATCGCATCCTTGACGACAGCCGCGCCTGCCCAGCCAGCATCGACAGCCAACTGACCAGTGTGCTTTACGATCTTGTCCGTTACCCGCTGCGCCGGCTTCTTATCCGGATGGCTCTGGTTCCAATGCACCAGCATGCGCGCAGCGTCGATCGCCAGCATGGGCTCCTTTTCCTTGGTCGCGCCTGGCTTGGGGAAGTTGAGCTTTTTGGGTCCTGCCATTTTTCTCTCCTTGTGTTATGGGCAATCGATTGTGGCAGATCATTAAATGGAGCGCATCGGAAATTGGTAGAAGGAGCGCCCATCCATACACCAATTCCCTTCGGAGGCTGCTGCCACCAAAGCCCAGCCTAGGCACTGCACTCGCGTCAGAATTCCGTCACCATCTTGCTTCCGCGCTCCAGGCAGAAAAGTCTTGCCGCGCGGCGTTAATCACCAGCCCAGGCTCCAAAGCCAGCATGTCTGATGGAGTGCGACCGTGCAGCAGAGCGTGGGGAGCAACAAGCCATTCGAGTTCCTCCCAGCCCGACGTAGGCCTGCCGTCTGAAACGCCGTATTGACCACGCAGTAGCGCCAGCACTGTAGAGAGGCCACTCCGTGGTGTCCCAGCAGGGTCGAGCTGCCACGGAGGAAAGAGATAGAGCCTCCGTTCTGCAATCCACACGCCCAAAACATCGTCAGATTGCATGCATTGCTGCAGGGTCCGGCCCTGGAGGGCGTCCGGACTCAGTAGGGCCTCGAACGTATCCGCATCAAGCCAATCCGTCGCGACGTCCGCCCTGGCATGAGCAGATGCGGTCGTTTCCGGTGGTAGATCCCAGCGCATGCCGCAAGAATGCCACGGCTTGTCACTCAGGTAACCTGTGGGGGAAATGTCTCAACCCACTGAGCCCGTCAGGTTACTCGGTGATCCGCAAAGACATGGGCGCGTTTCCGCGCGCTAATCGTAGTGCGGGCATGAATAGGAGAGGGCACTTGATGGGAGTCAAAATCGGCGCAGAATGAGGCTCAGACCCTCGCATCAGGAGCGGGACTGTGCGCGACCCAATCAATCAAGACGAAGCCTTCTCAGCAATAATTTCCCTTCTTCACAGAGGACTGTTCAGCACTCAGCGGAATGTCCGACGAGAACTCGGGGGGCGCGGCTCAGGCCCCGAGCTCAAGGGCTTCGTCGAGGCGTTTTATGCTCAGTACGGTCGTCATTTGGTGCTTCCGTGCCACACACAGTCATTGCTGAACAAGTAACAGATTTACATGGCGCTTGGTAACAGATTTACCTGCTTCGTCAACCGGCCCAAGGGCCGGTCATGTCGATGCGGTCGTGCGGGTCCATCGTGGTCATGCTGCGATCTCGTCCTTGTTGGGCTCCCGGGAAGGGAGGCAAGACTTGATCCATAGCCAGACCCACGCCAAACGGCGCATTACACCATTTCGCATAATGTATAGAGGGTGCCGCATCGAAGCCGCCCACCGCCGCCTGTACGTCCCGAGGCGAGGCGAATCCAACCCCTAGCGCTACGGCCACGGCAGTCGCCGCCAGACGCTTCCAGAACGTCCGCTCAGGCGACGTAAGTGCAGCCCGCTTCATTATCTCGATTGCCTGCTTCTCAGGCTCAGGATGCCCTTGGATGCGCAGGGCATCGGCGACAACCCAAACCTGCGGTACACGCCTGCCCATGCGGTAGTGACCAATTGCGCCGTCTGTGATGCCCAGCAACGGAGCCAGTTTCGAATAGCTCTCTACCTTGGCCGAAACCCGGGTGCGCTCGAAAAAGTCGTTCCAGTCCATAACCGCCTCGCTGTCGTGTACGGCCGTAGCCTACAGGTGTTGACGCCTACGGGCGTAGGCGCGTATAAAGCCCCATCGCCTACGCTTGTAGACGGTACCCGCCAGCCGATCCCCCTAGGTCGCTGGCGGGGTTTCTAGGGGCTGGGGGAGGGGATAGGGGATGCACGGATACATGTTCGCCATAGCGGCCGCAGCAGCGCTCAGCGTTGTGGTCGGTATCGCTCGTCTCGTTGCGTGGGGTATCGACCGCAGGGAAGAGCAGGGCACCAAGTCGATTCGTGACGCAGCATTCGCCGCCCAGGCATCTGCAGAGTTCCTTCCGACCCCTTCCCACCTGCGTCATCTCGAAATCGAAGCCACCAAACGTGGCGATCTTCTGGCTGCGGCGCGCTTGGCCGAGCGAGCGGAGGTAATCCATGACTGATTTCACCATTACCGCGTCTGCGGCCGATATCAAGACCTTTACCACTGTCATGTTCTGGCTGTGCTTTGCCGGTGCCGCCATCGGTGCAGGCCTCATCGGCCTGCTTCGAGGCTTGCTCGCTGAGTTCTGGTATTGGCATCGCGCCAGCCGTCGCCTTGCGCGTATGCAGCGCCGCGAGGTGGCCCGTGGCTGACGGCGCGGGAGCGACGGCAGGACTCCCCTCGTCTAACAGGGGAGTCAGTGAATTCAGGAACGAGGATGGCACCCTGACGGTCGGCATTGACTGGCTTTCTGCTTCGGTAGATTTGTTCGCGGCTCTCCGCGAAACCGGGTTCCTTGATCGCGACGGCCAGGACGAAGTTCGCCAGTGGATCGACGCCAGCGCGGATAACGCCCGTGTCGCGGCGCTGCAAGTTTTCTGCTGGTTTTTCGCCGGGCTTGGTCTCGAACTGGATGACACCGCGAGCGGCGGTCGCTTCTACACATGGCGCGTCAAGATCATCAACGCGAGCAAGCAGTTCGTGGGCATGATCGAACTCGGAGGCGAGGAATGCCGCCGTGCTGATGGCACCTACACCGCCCGGATCGAGCTTACCGGCGATGGATGCAAGACCCTGAGCGCAGCGCGCTGCGGCCATGCGAAGCGGTGGCTGGAGCTTCGAGCGAAGCTCGAAAGCTGCGCGGGAAGACTAACCCGTGTGGACGTGTGCGCGGATGACCTGATCGGGAAGTATCCGCTGCGTCTTGCACAGCAGTGGTACGCCGAAGGTGAGTTCGACAACCGAGGTCAGCGCCCCAAGGCACAGACGGTGGACGACCACGATAGCGGTGACGGCAAGACGTTCTATGTCGGCGGCAAGAAGTCTGAAAAGCAACTGCGGGTGTACGAGAAGGGCAGGGAGCAGGGTGACAAGGGATCGGAGTGGGTGCGCTATGAAGCGCAGTTCCGTAATTCAAACCGCAAAGAACTGTCCCTCGATCTGCTGCGTGATCCGGCGTCCTACCTGCTCGGTGCATACCCGGTATTGAAGTTCCTCCACTGCGTGGCGACACGTCTTGAAATCACGAAAGCCGCCGTGGAGGCAACGTGGAAGAGCGCACGCCGCCACCTCCGTCGCCAGTACGGCGCAACCCTCACATTCATCGTTAAAAACTGCCCAACGCCTGATGCGTTGCAGGCGGTTATTGAATCCTGCACCTCGCCAAAGCTGCCGAGGTGGGCAACAGGTGAAACAGCAGCGCATTGGCCCGAACTCGCGGGCGTAAACCAACCTGAAAGAGGTATTGCATGAACAACGAAATCAAGGTCACCGTCCTGAACGCCACTGTTGATGAACGCGGCGGCACGTTTAAGGACGACGAAGGCAAGGACCGGGAGTACACCACCCGCAAGCAGAAAGCCAAGCTGGAAGCCGGTGGCTTCGCCTATCCGTTCGATGTTCGCCTGGACAAAGGCCAGACCGCGTACCCGGAGGGTGACTATGTGCTCGACGTTGCCAGCATGGCGCAGGTCAACAAGGGCGTCCTGAACCTGAGCAAGTTCACCGTGCTGATCCCGGTCCAGAAGACGGCGCCGCGCGCCTCGGCGACCTAACCCATGTCCCTGTGCGTAGCCCTTCAAGCAGACGGCACCCTCCTGCCTACCGGACAGCCGGTTGCCGAGTGTGCGGGCTACGTACTGGTCAGTGCCTCGGAACACGGCGTTTACGAGGTCGTGCAGCAAGCGCTTTCGATGCCCACACCGGAGGAGGCCCTCCTATGGGCGACCACCACCTGTGGGGTAGTGATCGCGTGGTTTGTCGTGGGACGCATCGTCGGTAGCGTCGCAACGATGTTTGACAAATGACCGGCAAAAACCAATCAACCAACCAATGCAAGGAGAGACACCATGGATTCCATTCTCACTGGCCTGAGCGCTGCTGATGCCGTCCCCGCCCTGATCGGCGCGGCCACCATCATCGCCCTGTTGGGCTTCACGAAGTGGGCAGCAAAGAAGGTGGCCGGCTTCTTCGGCTGATGCAGGGCAGGGCGGGGCGATGTTTCGGCATCGCCCTTGCTTTATGTGGGGAACGAGGGGAGTCCAGGACATGATCGTTTTGGTGTTATGTGGATTCATCGGTGCATGCTGCGGCATGGCTGGTGTCAAGGGGATGGACGCGTGAAGCCTTTCATCGCAGCCCTACTAGCTGTGTTGTTATGGGTCATTGGGATGCCCTCTGCCTACGCGGTAGACATCGGCGATGCGATGCTGGCGTGTCAGACCAGCGCAGTCTTTAACGCTAGCAATTCGGCTAAGTCCTGCGTTGATTTAGGCAAGCAGGCGAGCACTGGTGTATGCCGCGTTGGTTTGGCGGCAAAGGCGGGCGGCTATATCCGATTCGATAATTACGGCTGCAACGAGAGTTGCTCTGCGCGTCAAGAGGAAACAGGCTGGAAGGGGAGCGGCGCTAGCGGCACCGGCGCTGTATGTCACAACGGCTGCTCCTATGAGGGATCCGTCTTCGCAGGTTCGCCGACCGGTCGACTGTTTACGGCCACTGGCAATGTCTGCATGAAAACTGATCTTCCCGCGCCTGAAACGGCTACGCCTGGAGACGGCGATGGCGATGGCGGCGGCGGCGGCGAGATTCCCGGCGACGGCGATGGTGGTGGTGGTGGCGGCGACGGCGGTGGAGATTCGGGCGGCGGCGGTGGTGATGGCGGCGGCGGGAACGGCGATGGTGATGGTGATGGCGGTGGTGACGGCGGTGGTGGCACCGGTCCCGGCGACGGCGACGGTGATGGGGACGGCGACGGCGACGGCGATGGAGAAGGCTCAACGCTTCCCGAAGGTGAGATGTGGAAGGCCCCCAAGGACACGGTACAAAGCGTGTTCGATGATTTCTATGACAAGGCCAAGAAGACTAAGACGGTCGATGGCGTCACGAAGTTCATGAAGATCTCGGGCAACGGCTCGGGCCCAACCTTTACTGTTTCGGCGACCAAATGGTGGGCGTCAATGACCTATAGCGCGCACTGTTCGGGCGACTTCTTGGCGCTGCTGCAGCTGTGCGGATACGTGATCTTTGCGATTGCGGCCTATGCTGCCGTGCGCATCTCGCTGACCTGAGGATAGGCAATGTTTGCTGGATGGATTGACGACTTCAAACAGTGGCTATGGAACCTCGTGTTGAAGATGTTCGACACGTTGTGGGACATGGTTGTTGCCTCGATCGTGCGCACGTTCAAGGTGCTCGCGGAACTGATCTTGTACGTGCTGTCGAAGTTGCCGCTGCCGGAATTCATGCAGAACACCAGCCTCGGCGACATGCTTTCCAAAGGTGGTAGCACGGTGATGTGGTTCGCGCAGCTGTTCCAGCTTGGGCCATCCATGGTGATGATCGGGGTGGCCATCGTGTTCTATTTGCTGCGGCGCGTTCTCACCATAGGTATCTGGTAATGCTCGTATTCAATGAAGGCGTGCCGCGTGCCGGCAAGAGCTATGACGCCGTCAAGAATCACATTCTTCCGGCCCTGAAGAAGGGCCGTCGCGTGTACGCACGATTGAATGGCCTGCGTCATGACAAGATCGCCGCGCACCTTGGCATAGCTGAAAGCGACGTGCGGGCACAGCTGGTGCTGGTAGACACGAAAGAGGTTGTCAGCGCCTTCTCGTGCAGCCAGGACGACACCGGCAAGTGGTGCATCCCGGATCACTTTAGGGATGCGCTGGTGGTGATCGATGAGGTCCACGAGTTCTATGTCAACGAGCGTAAGCCGCTTAGCCCGGAGGTAGAGAACTTCTGGGCGCTGCTGGGCCAGAACGGCGGTGACGCCGTCATCATGACGCAGTGGATCAACCGGCTTCACTCGGCGGTCAAGGCCCGCATTGAGCGTAAAAACACGTTCCAGAAGCTCACGGCAGTGGGCAGTAAATCCCGGTATCGCGTGACCTTTTTCCACACTACGTCGCCGGGCAAGTACGAAAAGGTTGGCGGGCAGACGCTCAAGTACGATCCGGCCATTTTCCCGCTGTATGACGGCTACGCGCCGGGCGCTGAGAACACCGAGGTCTACGAGGAAGGCGGTAAGACGGTGTGGGCCGCAATGGCAGTGCGCGGCGTGATCTTCCTCGTGCTGGGTGGCATTGGCCTGTACTTCTTCGCAGGGTTCTTCCTGAAATCCAAGCCCAAGAGCGAGCCAGCGCCCCGCGCAAGCACTCAGGACGCCGCTCGGCGGTCGCAGCCGGTGGCGCATGGGGCAGGGGAGACAGTGCAGGGCGAACCGGCCGCACCGGAGCCGGAGCGGGATCCACTCGCCGATCTGACCACTGAGCAGCGGTACGTGGCGGATCTCGGGGAGAAGGGCCGGATACGGCTCCCGCCTATTGCCCCGGGCGCCGGTGAAGATCGCGGGTGGGTTCAGTGGATCAGCACGGAGAGCAACGAAATCATTGAGCAACTGGACATTCGCCAGCTGCGGGCGCTGGGCTATGAGGTGGCCGTCGAGTCGTATGGCCTTCGGTTGTCGGCCGGAACTCACGTCACGGTGGCTACGGCGTGGCCGTACACCGCGCCGATACGCGAGAAAGATGCACGCCTGTACAACCTGTCCGGCGATGGGGCTGGCACCGCGACTGCGAGCGAAGCGAGTGGGCGGGGTGCTGGCGCCAGCGCCCATGGTGGCAATGGCGGGACGCTGGTTAGCGTAGGCACGCGCCCAGTGGGCACGTTCCCCGAATCGGTGCAGAACCGCTACAGCGGCAGATGA